CTGCAGCATCGGCCTGACCGAGAATATCCATCATACCGGCCCAGCCCCCTTGTTTGGTCTTGCCCCCAAGAAGGGCCGAACGGCGCGCCCTGCTGATACGGTTTTGTAACATTTCATCACTCATGCCTGTGCCACCGGGATAATATTTTTTTATTATTTCTTGTATCTTAACCGGATCTACTCCTTTCCCAGTCATGGAAGTAATCAGTGAATTAATGTCATAGGTAGTAGCTGTTTCTTCATCCGTACCATCTTCCATTCCCGGCGCAGTGTCAAATTCATCTCCGGCATTTACCATTAAGCTATCCAATTGTGCCAAGAATTCTTCCGTAAGAATGGTGTCCGTGGCCCCCGTTTGTTGACGGTAAGTTTCATCAATGGCGTTGAGCTGTTGTTCCACGTCCTGTTGAACTTGTTCTATGTTCATGTAATCTTCCCGCGCTAAACTCATGGTAGCTTCTTTTACTACTTCAACAGCCATTTGTTGAAAGGGTGCTTTGCCTACTTCCGTGTCCGTAGGTCCTTGGTCCTCCGTTACTGTTACTGTTTCTTCGACTGTTTCCGTTGGTGTTATATCAGCAATACTAGGACTAACAGCTTGTGCCATTATATTTAAAGGTTCATTAATGTCCTCATCGCCCTGTTGAAAAAGGTCGATGGCCATGGCTTCTCCCAGTCCGGTTCCGGCTTGCTTACCCAGACGAGGATTTATTGGGTCTATATTAAGTAACTCTGCCAACTCTCCTATGCCTTTTTGCATTGGGGTAGTAACTGCTGATATGGGGTATCTAGCCATTTTTCCCAGAATGTTTTTATCATACATAGGCTCGTTAATGTCTCCTTCCCAAATTTCTTTCCATGAAGCGGCTTCAAAGGGAGCATCTTCCCCTGGCCCCACATCAACCGCTTGGGATAGGGCATCGTGTAGTGTAATTAAACCGACGGCAAATTGATTGATGACCTCCTCAGAAAGGGTAACACCTTGTTGTTCTAGCATTTGATTCAGGATCATGGCACGCGCTGCGGGCACACTGATTCCTTGTTGCGCTGCGAGTGCTGCTACGCGTTGTTCGATTGAAGGAACCGTGCCACCCTCATTAAACTTAATTATGTCCTCTGGTCCAAAGGGGGATCCAGGGGGTCGTTGTGAGCCATGGCTATGTAACTCAGGATGAGTATGATAATTATTAGAAAGTTGAGGTAACACATCACCACCGTCTTCATAACCTGCTGGCATAGGCACGTTTCCGCCACCCGTCATATTGACAGGGGATAAACCGGATACGATTCCGTGTTCACGGTCGGAGAACATTTGTCTGGTTTTCCAGTTCATTAGCCTCCTCCTCCGAAGCCTCCTAATAAGGATAATAATCCCATGAATGGATTAGTACCGGCGCTGGATTTGAAGGTGGTTTCAGCGCCCGTTGTTGGCATCATGCCTTTCATCATGTTGCCCCATAGACCCATGCGTGTCCATGGTTCTTGGGCCATTGTATTAGCGGCATCAAATTGAGCGCCGTACATTTGATCTTGTATACCACGTCCAACACCACCCATTTGATTAAAAGCATTTATTTGATTCATTAGTCCTTGCTGACCACGCATCCCTAAATTTCCAAAGGCCTGTCCCATGGTTCCGAGTCCTTGGCCCGCAGCTTGGGCGCCTTGCATGGCTTGTCCATAGCCTTGGGAGCGTATGCCACCAATGCCTTCCATCATGCCACGGCCGAAGGATCTTTCCCTTTCCTGTTCCATCAAGCGACCACGGGATCCGCCAAACGCACCAGAACTAACGGCTCTGCCTCTATTGACCATGCCTTGTTGTTGATTTTGTTCCCGCATGTCTTGCATGGTTTGTTGCACGACATCCTGTTCATAAGGGTTATAAAACTGTTGTATGCCAGCAGGGGTAAAATAACCCGCCCCCTGTTGCATCATTTGACCACCTTGCTGTATGTACGGGGAAAAGCCTCCGAGTCCTCCCGCCATTTGCCTAGCCTGCATTTCCATCGGATCGAGTCCCGCGACTTGCTGGACCGGAACCGGCGTAGGTTGTTGAGCTAAATTAAATATAGATTCTAAATAGCCACGGCGCATACCGCCCGCCCACGGTTCTTCATACGTTGCCTTGGTACTTGGATCTAAATAACTTGACATTAGCCCATCCCCTCTGCTTCTTTCATCATTTTATATAAATTCTGTGCCCCGATATTACCGGTGGCTTTCTTCGTCATTACAAATTCGCCGGGCTCTAGCCAAGCCGGAGTTACATCTCCGGGACCCTCTAAACTGGCAATACCACCGTGTTTCATTCCTTCCGGTTTGCCTACATTGGCGTATGCTACACCCGGCATCAATGCGGGTTGTATATTAAATACCCGATAGTCCGGAGTGGGTCCACCATAAACATCATCCATTCCATACGCTTGTTGTCCCATGGGAATCACGGCTCCGGGATCATCACCTTCTTTACGGGCTTTGTTGAGGGCCCACAAAGAGGCCAAGGTCCCTAGTCCACCGCCGCCGAGTAAACCGCCACCTCCGTCGCCGCCTAGTAAACTATTTAATAGCCCCATAATTCCGCCTTGTTTTTTTTCTCCTGTACCTCCTGAACCTAGGAAAAAATTACGTAACCAAGGTCCAATTTTACCTCCACGAGGTCCTGTTTCTCCTGTGTCTGTTCCATAAAGGTTTATTAGTTCATCGAGAGTTAAGCCTTCATAGGATTCATCAGAATCAAAGGCATCGTCATAACCTGCTCCAATTCCGTAAGGATCATCTGGATCACCATAACCAAACAGATCACCTATTCCTCCTGCCCAATCTGCATCGGGATCATCAAAATCAAAATTCAAAAGGAATTCATTAAAGGCAGTATCTTCATCATCACCACCGAAATCAAAAGCATCATCATAGCCTTCCCCTATTCCCCAAGGATCATCTGAATAGTCATAGTCCCCAAATAATGAACCCAATCCAGCGTCATCCCCATAATCAAGGTTCAATAGGTCATCGAGAGATAAATTTTCATAGGGATCATTAGAATCAAAAGCATCGCCATAGCTTTCCCCTACTCCATAGTAATCTTCTTCATAGGGATCTGAGTCGTTGCCGCCCCAAGAGTCCCAGAAATTATTCCATCTATCACCAAGTGCCATAGTCTTATTCTAGCCTCTTTTAAAGCTGTTGTCCTCTCTATACATTATTTTTCTCTGCTTACTCCCTGTAACTTTTCATACGTTCTGAGACCGCCCAATCCCAACATACCCATCAAAATCGTACTGAGTTGTGCAAACTCAAACTCAGGTAATTCAACCTCAATTCCATTGGCTTTTAAAATGAACACCAAAAGGGGTTGCACAATAAAGTGATATGCCATTGAGATTGAGCATATCCAGCCAACACTGGGCCGCCAGCCAGCAACAAACATGCTTTGGCTCGCCGCTTCCTGTTTATTTACCTCAACTTGAGCCAAATTGGCTTCGTGAAAAGCCATGTTCATTTCATGGCGTAGTTGATCCCTTAAAGTTTTATCGGGTATAAACTTACCTAATACTTTATCTGCTATCCCTATTACGGATTCAGCAATACTCATCGGCGTTTCTTGGCCATTAGGGCCTCCTCGACGATTTTTTATAGTTGGACACTTTACCACTTTTCCTAGCACTTTGACTTGCTTTTATGGCTCTTAGACGCTTTTTCGCAGCCTTTTTACTAGGAGAAAGTCCTTTGGTATTGGCTATTTTCCAGCCCCCTTCTACCTTATTTATCGGCATATAACACCCTATCCTTTAATCTTATTGCACGCTCGCCTACTTGTGTCGCCCACTTTGAGTCCATCATCTCCTCAGCGGCTTTTTCCCATTGGGAGGTCTGCATGGCATAAATAAATTTTTTGAATTTACTAAGCCGGGGATGACCTAAGTTAAAGCACATATTGGCCACTACCCGTTGCCGATTGCTATCTAAACTACGCCACCACGGTTCTTTTAAATCCAATTCGTTAAGCACAATTTTTATGTCTTGTTGTAAACACTCTTCAATTCGTTCTTTGGTTACAGGCGTGCCTACTTCTTTTCCGTGTTCTTCGTCATTTTTAGTTACTAAATGACCCACTCCAAAGGTAAGATGGCCCAAAGGATCTGCGTATATTTCCTGTTTATAGCCTTCGTCTAACATTAATTCCTTCATCAATTCTGCTATATTCATTTCAGATTGATGCTTGTGGCTCCGTTCGTGCTTACGGTTAAATTGCCTGCATAACCAGTTGCTTCTAAGCCAACTTCCGTTCTGGTTGATAAATCTTGCCATTTACTTCCCGTATATACCTGTAAAACACTTTTGTTGGTATTCCATATTACATCCCCTGCATTAAATTTATTTTGACTTAATTCTGTATCGTTGTATTCAGGCGTTGCCGTGGGGTCAAAGCGTCCTAAATTAATCTCCAGGATACGCACCATGCGGTTGTATATCCCTGGTTCAACTTCGCTAACGGCAATAGGCAATCGCGTTTCTAATAGCTTCCCCATTACCTGCGTCCATCGGGCTTAACATCCATACGCGTATCACCCAAACGCCAACCCACGCCCAAACGCGTATCTTGTGTATTATCATCATCGGATTCCACCCTGAAAGTCAGTTGTCGTGCGCGCACGCGCGTATCCAATCTCTGCGTCGTAGAGGTAACATTCTGCGTTGTGTCCGTGGTCAAGCTGTCCCCCGGAAAATCCCTTGATTTCAGTACAAAGTTAATGGTTTGATCGGATCCACCGTCCCCGGTGAATTTCACATCGGGAATGATTTTACGAATAAAGGTGTAGTAATCCCCATCGGGCTGCATGTCAAAGTCACTGGATTGAATATACACATTATCCATGGGAGAACCGTCGGCGTCGTTTCCTGTTTCATGGTCATATAAATAGCCTACATTAGCCGTGGTGTACGTTGCCACAGGGGCATCAAAAATACCTTCATCCATCCAAGCACTACGGCTTAATTGACCAATCGTCCAACTGTTTTCAGCGTAGTTAAAAACCACATAACGATCAATTGTTGTTACCCCTGAAGAGCAATAAAACCATCCCACTTCGTTAAATTGTTTATTTACAAACCCAAAGGTTTGAAAGTATTGTTCTTGATTAAAATCACTGAATACATAGTAATGTACCGCACAAGGAACCAATTGCACGCTTCCGCCGTACTTATAAAACCCTTTTCTGTCCATCCAATACACACCATCGGGAGTATTAACCGCAGCTTTGGGTCCAATAAGGCCTATTCCTTGATTAATTAAATTAACGCCAAAGGTAAAAGGAGGACCGATAAATTGCATGGAATACATGGAAACATCCGTCCAAATTAAGATTTCTTCCCTGGAAGATAACCCTCCAATAATTTCAGAACCGGAGGAGAGTCTTAAAGACCCTGCCGTATTGGTTGCTATTGGCTCCCAATCAGTTATGTTTTCCTGATCGCTCCAACAAATAAACATAGGGTCTGATGATGAGGTTCTTTGGTTACTGGCATTAATTGGGTCGGCTCCAAGACACACCACGTGTCTATCGATGTCACTAACCAATACTTGTAGGGCAATCGTCGGAGCTAAAATAGCTCCCGATAAATCAGAAACAGCAACTGCTCTAGTGGTAGCTCCTCCACTTTGATCCCAATAATAAACGCCTCCACCTCTAGGATTCATTACCAAGTCTTCACCAAAATTATCGTGACTCCAATTACGCAATTGGCTAGACGCACTAATCGCACTCACACTACCCCAAGTGCCTGCACTCCAAGTACCTGCACCCCAACCAGAACCTTCTACAAATACGTCTAATCCGACATTGATCTGGTATGCACCGACAACGGAACTACCGCCGTCGCCACTGTCACTGCTGTTAGCCGTTACTTCATCGCCATCGGTGTCTTTGGCTTCTATCGTGTAAACATTGGTACTGGTTACAGTAGCAATTTGATATTCCTGGTTTAATACAGCAGCGGTAATAAGACCGCCTAAAGTAGCTGCACCGCTAAAGGTCACAAAGTCATTAGCTACGGCTCCGTGAGAAGCATCGGTAACGGTAATGGTGGCATCCCCATCGCTTGCCGAAAAAGTAACGTCCCCTGCGGATGTGGTAACACGCAAAGGGGTTATATCATTAAAAACATTACCCTGTAGAACGTAATACTTCCACGTAGTGCCTAAGCCTAAATACTTAGTTAATTCTAAATTAACCCAAGCGTGTAACGCTCGACAAGTCGATAAAAAAGTATTAAGCGTGTTTTTAGCCCAACCGCCAATTTTTTCCGGACGCCCCTTACGGAAACGTACTAGATTCGCGTCGTACCAACCACCTTCGTTACTGTAGTCAGTTCCTTCACGATCTATTCCGGGTTTGAATATATACTTGGCGTAGGGCATCGCTCATTATTTCTTTTTAAGATTTAAGGCCAAAAAGTCTATGACTTTCTGTACTTTCCCTGCAAAAGTATCGTCTTTTGTATTGATAGTGTAAGGAGCAATTGCAGAAATGACCGAAGCCACTGCAATTATCCATACGATTATTGTTATTATTGTCCAAATCATTTTAAAACACCTGTCCTGATAAAATTGTTGCCATACCTACTACGAGGGAGAACAACGTGGTTAATATTAATACTTCCAGTCTTTTAATGCGATATATAGTTTCCCGCCATCTTTCAGCACAGATCGCTTCATGTTTGTCGAGATCTGCGGCTACTTGCACGGTGGTTTTCCTAGTTATCGTCTTTGCCATTGGCCTTTGGCTCCTCTTCTTCCACCACAACTTCCAATGAACTCTGATACAAAGTTAAAGCCGTTACTCTAATATCCAGTTGATACTGTAAGGAAGCCATCTGTTCCTGAATCCCTTCAAGTTCTTTTTGTAAGTTTTCTACATAGGCTAGTTTAGTGGTTATTAAAGGGTCTACCTCTACTTCCGTAGTCTCTACTGTTAGTTCTTCTTTCATTGTTGTTCCTGTACGTCCCAGCAATTCAAATTCGCTGCAACTGTTCTTCTCTCACCCTCTCCGAAGAAAGGATATACCATGTGCTGTAAGCCACTAGGGAACAGATACTGTACCCCTATTTCTGGCTTGATCACACAACTTTGTGGGGGAAATAATCTATCCGTATCTGTTAGACTATTTCTGCCGTAACTAAAGGCTAAACAGCCGTCACTGTGTCCTGAATCGTTGTATAAGCTGTACTCAGGCGTTCCCGATGTTGGTTGGTCTAATACCTGTTGCGGTACTTTAGTCCAAGTCGTAGTGGAAATACCCATAAGCGTCTTAGTGCCGTGATCGTGAATGGGGTTGTAGTCTCCCTCAAAACTATGCACCGACCAGAGTTCATCTAAGGCTATCTGTTTATTAGTCTTAAACATAACCCCTGTGGACTGGCTAAAATGATTGATATAGGTTGCTCCTAAATCACACAGATACGCCACATAAGGCTGAATACGTTCATCGTCAGTCGGAGGAATGTTTAGCTGTTCGCCCTGATGGATTTGTCCCACTAGGGTTTTCGCCAATGATTCCCTGTCCTCATCTTCCCGTAATTCATCCAGATAGTCGTTCAAGCCGTCTACCAGTTTTTCAGGTATTTCTGCCTTTAACATAAACAAAGCGGGCATCGTATAGATGTCCACTTCGCCTTGACCTTCTGCCCTTGCGTAAGCCATCGTTAAGACGATGGAATAACGTAACTTGGGTCGGGTAC